GATGTTGTCGCCACTCTCAATCAATTGGGTGATGGTACCACTGAACAACAGACAGTAACATTTGTGGATAATGAAGGTGGTGCTTTTTATGATGCACCAAATTCAACAAATGCTGTTGCTATGGTAGATAATACTGAAGATATTAATTTAGGTAAATTTCTTATGAGACCTACTTTAATTAATACAACTACCTGGACCACTGCTGATTTACCTTCAGTTAAAACTACTGTAACACCATGGTTCAATTTTTTGAATGATGCTGTTATTCGTAGAAAAATTGAAAATTATACGTTTATACGTGGTAATCTTCATGTTAAAATTGTTTTAAATGGTACACCTTTTCAATATGGTGCTATGCGTATTTGCTATACACCTTTATTGGGATTTATGAATGATAAATTCATAGTTGGCACACCATTTCAACCTTCGCAGATACCTTTTTCACAAAAACCAGGATTTTTTGTTTATCCACAAGCTAATGCTGGAGGTGAGATTGTTCTACCATTTTTATTACATAAAAATTGGTTAGATCTTACATCTGCTTCAGAAGTAACCAATATGGGTACTTTACGCTATGTAATTTACGCACCTTTACAAGTTGCTTCTACAGGTGGTACTACTACAGTTTCTATGCGTACTTATGCATGGATGTCTGATGTTCACCTTATGGGATCCACAACTGCTTTATCATTACAAGCTAAGGATGATGAATATGGTAATGCTCCAGTATCAGCACCAGCTACTGCTGTTGCTAGTGTTGCTAGTTATTTTACCAAAATACCTTATATAGGTAAATTTGCACGGGCTACCGAAATGGGAGCTAGTGCAGTTGCTGATATTGGTAGATTATTTGGTTACAGTGATGTCCCAAATATTTCTAATATTCCAGGTTATCAACCTATGAATGCTCCAATGTTAGCATCATCACATATTTCTGTTCCATTACAGAAATTAGCTCTTGATCCTAAACAAGAATTGAGTAGATCCATCTCCACATGGTATTGGTAGTATGGATGAATTATCTTTAAATGTTATGAATCGTAAGGAAAGTTATTATGCTATTACTAGTTGGTCAACATCTGATATAGTTGGTACTCAAATATGGAATACTAGAATTAATCCTTATCAAGTTACAGCTACACCTATTAATAATGCTGCTGCAGTTCAAGTAGGTAATACTGTGTATAATACACCACTTGCTTATGTTGGAAATCTTTTCAATAATTGGCGTGGTGATATTGTAATTAGGATTAAAGTAGTATGTACTAAATTTCACAAAGGTCGTTTGAAAATTTCATATGATCCTCGTGGTGATATTTCTACTACAGATGCTCCTGAAAATAGTGTTTATACTGAAATTATAGATATTGGTGAAAATGATGATATAGAAATTAGGATTCCTTATCATCAAGATTTAGCTTGGCTTAAAGTTGATAAAACTTTAACTGCTAATTGGACACCAGGTAATTCTTTACCTAATAGAATAGGTATAGATAATGGTTTATTATCTATTCGTGTTCTTAATGTCTTAACAGCACCTACTAGCGGTTCAATTAATCTTCTCTTTTTTATTAAAGGAGGAGATAATTTTGAATATGCTAATCCTTCTAGTTGTATTGGTCCTACTACTAGTCAAATTAGACCATCATTCTTCCAACTACAATCAGATGATAAAACTGATGTTGTATCCAAGTCTTATACTATGGGTACAGAATCTGTTAATTTACCTGAACGCTATGCGTTAAATTTTGGTGAAAATGTTGGTTCTCTACGTAATATTTTACATAGAGCGACTACTGTTGACACAGTTCCTTTAACTGAATCAACTACAACAAACCAGTTTAGTTTTTATGCTAAGACTTATAAGCGTATGCCTTATAGCCCTGGTTTTGTTTCATCATTTCCAACTACAGCAGTTAATTTAGTTGCTGCAGCTGGTAATACTCCATATGCATTCAATACAATGCACCCATTACCATACATTACAAGTATGTTTATTGGTTATCGTGGTAGTGTTAACTATTATGTTACACCTTCTACGGATAAATATGGATTTTTTGATGATAATCGTGTTACTAGAATAACAGATGCAGATAATATTAATACATCTACCCTACGTTTCATCACTAACTATGGAAATTCTGCTTTTGCAGCTTCTATATCTAGTCAAGCTTTTCAATTAAATATGAGAAGTTTTACTCGTGATGGACTTGGTGGTATGGCAATCGATTCTAATCGTACCAATTCTAGTTTAACATTTAATTTTCCTGATTATAATAATCGGAATTTTGCTTTTGCAGACCCAGCTAATTATATGCTTGGTTCTGCTACTGATGGCACTAATGAACAAACAGCTCTTATGACTTTCAATCTTAAAAAGATTGATGCTGTCACAACAGCAGCTGCTGGTTCTATTACAGTCCATACAGCAGCCTCAGCTGGACCTGATTTTACATGTTTGTATTTTTTATGTTGTCCTTCTATATACTATACTTTGAACTTTCCAGTTCCTACATAGTTG